GTTAACGTTAATAGATTGGTTGCGTATATTAGAAGAGAATTGCGTCAAAGATTGTTTGACTTCTTGTTTCAACCAAATGATACACTGACACGCCAGAACGTTAAAGCAGCTACTGATAGCTTCTTGGGCGAGATTCTAGGTCGACGCGGATTGTTTGACTTCGCTACTGAGGTAAGCGAGCAGAACAATCCACCTGATGTAATTGACCGTAGCGAGTTGGTTGTTGATATCGCTATCAAGCCAACCAAAGCGGTTGAATTCATCTTGGTTGATCTACGAGTCGTTAGAACGGATGCGGTCATTCGATAATGGCTTGGGAATTTGACAAATCTATTGATGAAATAAAAGACTACGCTTCCGAGATGAAAGATTCTTGGGAGCGCAGAACTTGGATACAAAGATTGTTCAAACTCCCTATAGATTTTCTTGTGGAAGGATTTCGTAGAATGCCATATACGCTAGGACACATTGTGTTCTGGTATTACTTCGCAAAATGGGTTATAATACCCGCTGTGCTATGGGGAATAGCACTGTTATAAAGAAGGGGCCAGTTGGCCCCTTCTTATTTCTTCAGAAGTGGTTTAATCTTTTGATCGTATAAACTTTCTAAGCGAGAATCAAGTCTCTTTTTGTTCTCTGGACTTAGATTATTAGCAAAGCCACGGTTTACACCGCTGTCATCCTGCGACATTAAGCCACGAGCTATTTTCTTAAAACCTTCTACATCTTCACCAAATTCTTCTTCAGCTAGAAGACTCATAGCCCTACTAAGAACTGCCTTTTTGCTTTTGTTCTCAGTATGCATTTCTTCTTTCATTTTTTCAACCATACGATGATAGTTTTCAATCTTGTCTTTAAGACGTTCCATCATCAATTGATAACGTTCTTCAAAATGAGTGCTTGTATTGGTTTCGTGTTCATCTTCCCCTTGTGTTTTCACATCAGGATCATTATCATGATCCATGTGATCAGAAATAAACTCATCAATGCACTCACGGACTTTATTGGCAAGATCAGAGTCTTTAGTCAAAAAAGTGTCAATTGTTGTTCGTTCAGGCAGCTTCTTGGTAGTGTCAATGACCACATAGCATTGATCACCCTTTTTACCCAAGCGTACATTGTTACTATCTGCACAGCGAATGTGCATGCATAGGTCTACTCGACTGTTCTTTATCAATCTACCGATATGAAATTCCACACAGTCGTCTTCTATATCGATGTGGCCGTTATCTATGCGGTCTACTATTTTTTGAAATATAAGCTCGGCGTTGTTACTTACACGCTCAGAGATAAAGCTTTCTTCTAAATATGTTCTGAAGCTTGGCATCATAAACTCCGTTAGTTAACAGTATTTATCTAGTAGACGTTGAGATAGAAAGAAAAAATAGTCACCTATTATAAATACATAAGACAACCTCTCAAGGAGATTTATAATGGCGTTGATAAGTGATTTAGGTGTTGATGGTGGTGGAATTAGCCAACCACGTCTAAAGAATAGATGGGCATTGACCTTTCAGAACATGGCTGGCGACAGCGACGATTTGCGAATTAACGCAATTACAGTAGATCGTCCGAAACTAGAATTCCAGCAAGTGCCATTGGATCGTTATAACTCTAAGGCATACGTTCTAGGTAAGCATGAGTTTGATCCTATTACAGTTACTTTTGAAGATGACTTCAATGGTGGCGTTACAGCAGCAATTCAAGCACAGCTTGAACTACAACAGAACATCATCGGCGTGAACTCTGCACCTCGTTTGCCAGCAGCGGCAGCGGGTCAGGATTACAAGTTTGCTATCAAGATGGACTTGTTGGACGGTAACATTCAGGTTCTTGAAAGCTTCTTGATGGAAGGCTGCATGATTACAAATGTTGACTATGACAGCGGTGACTACAGTGCATCAGAAACAATCAAATGTACTGTTACATTCCGTTTTGATCATGCTCGTCAGAACATCAACCGTGGCTCCAAGAAAGCTACTGGTGGTGCTGGCTCTGTTGGAAGCGGCTTCGTTATCTAATTGGTGGGCTAGGGGTGGTGCCCTAGCCAGTTGGTGGAAAGCCCGCTTTATGCGGGCTTTCTTTTTTTATAAATACCAAAAAGAGGTAACGCATGAGTAAAAATATACCAAGTACGTATGGTCAATCAAGAACTCTATCATTTCGCAGACTAAGCGGTCCAAATAGAGATATAAATGATGATTTTGGTGGCGGTGATGGTCGCCCTAAGTTTAAATTTAATTTTACTGTACATATTCATTTTAGGCCATCTGAAGGATACAGACTAGATGATGGTATACGAGCAGTTAAGTCTTTTTGCGATGATCCTAAAAAGAGAGACACGGTAGTATCTTCTTTCCAAACTGATGATGGCACTGGTGCCGTAGAATATGATATTGTTGGGGATGATGTAATTCCAGTTGAAGGGTTTAGTGAAGGCGGTGCCCCACCTAACGACGAATCATTAGATATGAAAGAAATGATCTTTCCTATCAAACAAGCCTCCAGACCTAACATTACGTTTACATATGAAGACGTTAATTACTATAATTACAGAACTAAAGTTGCAACAAAGACTGATTATGGAACCTTTCAGTTAACCTTCTATGATGATGTACAAAATACCGCACACTTCTTTTTTGATTCATATTTAAATAAAGTAAGTCCAGTATCTAATATAAATCCTTTTACCGACGCACCCGTAAACGATGCTCTTGACGAAGCTGGTCGCGGCTTAAATAATTTTAATTTTGGAAATAGACATAGAGCGTTTGGTGGTTCTGGCTCTATTGGTCCTTTAGCAGATGACGCTAAATTAGGTTTTATAAAAAGAATTACTATACGCCATTACTATATTACACAAGGTCTAGGCGATATCGACTTTATCGATTATGTTTATGTAAACCCTAAAGTTGTAAATATGACTCTTGATGAATTAGACATGAGTGATACTGAAGTTAATTTGATAACACTAAATTTTAATTATGACTACGTTTATATAGATCGCGGAACCAAACAGCCGGATGAGCCCGCGCCCGCAGACGATACAAATACTCGCGATCCTGAAATATATAGATTCGCACGACTTGCTGGCGCTGCCCGTCGTGCGACAATAGATGCTATTAATGAAGAGCGGATTGAAGACACTAGAGGCAATGTAGGCAACTCTCGTTATGAAACATTTGATTTCAATAGAGTAAGAGCCCGTGTGCTTGATGTGCAACGTGAGATTGCTAGAATACGTAGATTGGATACTTTACCTGACATTTCTATTTTAGAAGTTGGAGACTCGCTGATACCACCCATTACTGGTGATCTTCCGCCAATATTCTCAAGAGCAGGCGACTTTGTGGATGGCGTATTAAACGTATCCGAGGTTGTTGGCGATGTTCTAACTGATCTACCTAACATACCAGACGTGCCTGATATTGATTTATAATGAGCGATATACTAGAAATAGATAAAAGCTCTAGATGGTACAAGGGCAAATTCAAACCAAATCATCCAGAAAAGTATCAGGGTGATTTAGACAATATCGTATTTCGTTCTTCATGGGAACTTGAAGCATTTCGTTTTTGCGATAACAACCCTAACATCCTTAAATGGTCTTCTGAAGAAATAAAGATTCCATATTTACTTCCTACGCCGGATGGAAATGTTAAAAAGTTAAACTATTTTCCAGACCTTTACATGGAGCTAGTTGATCGAGCAGGACAACACCACAGGCAGATAATCGAAATAAAACCAAAGCGCCAAACAAAGCCGTCTCGTTCTCGTAATCAGCGTGTCAAGCTGCAAGAAAACTTACAGTATCACAAGAATATGTGTAAATGGCAAGCCGCTGAAGAATGGTGTAAGCACCGAGGAATAAGGTTCCGAGTTTTGCACGAAGGTGACCAGTTCAAATAAATATACATAGTCATCGTGAAAACAGGGACTTAATATGAAAAAGATTAGAGAAAACGCTGCCGCTGGCACAACAAGTGCCCATTCTATTGCCGTCAGAACCGATGGCAATCGTCTAGGTGGCGATCAACATAGTTTTAGACGTTTCTTGGGAGATTTTTACAAGAAGGTCCAAAATCGTGGAAAGTTCCATCAGGTTGCTTTCGAAAGTTCTATTAAAGCATGCAAGCAACTTAGCGAAGGATCGGATTATCCGTTTCAGCTAACCGATGCCCAATCACGCCTTAAAGGCATCCAGATGAAGTCCGAATTTGACGACCGCGATACTATTTCTTTTGGCGTTGAAGATGATGACGGTAACTTTATGAAGCTTACCGTGCCAGCAAACCAAGCAAAAGAATTTGAGACAAAAGTGGCACAGTCACTTGCTGAAGTGCAAGAATTCAAGCGCACTGGACGAGGTAATGATCGATCTTTGGCAGAGTTACTGTATGAGCTAAAAGATCAATTTACTATTCTAGATGCAGATTTCCCTACAATTCCAAAGAATGCTATTTACATGGCAAGCCAACTTGACGAAGACCCGGATGATAATGACCAGCGTAGCGTTGATGATAACGAAGAAGACGCGGGCGATGAAGGCGGCGATGATCCGCTAGGTGATCTTGACAATATGGATGCATCTACAGACGCAGACGATCCAGAAGGCGCTGGAGAAGAAGGTGAAAGCCCGGACCTTGATGCGCTGGATGATGATATGGGTGAAGATTTTGATTCAGGTGGTAGTAGTAAGGAAGCTATGCTTGACTCTATTATAAAGATGATCACCTCCAACAATGAACGTGAGATTGAACAGTATAAAGCTGAACAAGAGAAAGCAAAAGCTGAGCAAATGAAGTTGGCTAATATGCGAGCGGAACGCAAGCAATCTGAAGCTGAAGAAATGATTGCCGCAGAAGCTGAAATGGAAAAAGAAAAGAAGCAAGATAAAGAAGCTAAGCGCATGCTTGATGTTATGAAGTTCAAGATGGAAAGCCCAACGCCAATCTTTGATGAGTTATTAAAAGAAGCCATGGGCAATCTAGAGGATACTGCTGATGCCGACGATCCAGAGAACCCTGATGTAATCGATTCGGAAGAAGATGCTCGTGACATTGCTAGAGAAGCTCAGAAAAAGAAAATGGCAAATATGGCTCGTAGAAGAAATATAGACCCGAATGATCAGAAAGCAAAGCAATATATCGATGCCACAAATAGGTCAATTGATGCAGTGGCCCGTGCAAAACAACAAGCAGCCAATTCATTGGATCAGTATAAAAAATCCAGAGAACGTAAACAAAACAAAGAGGGTCAATAACATGAAACTAGAAACACTTAACGAGACTCTAATTTCACAAGATCAAATTCTTACCGAGGCATTCGATAACTACGCACGTCTTCAGCGAATCCAAGATTGCGTTGAAGCAATGAGTGATCCGGTATTCATGGAGTTTTATGCTGATGAATTTGATGCTATTTGTGAAGCATTAGAATACGAATTCACGCTTATAGAAGCGGCACTAGATGACGACCATGAACTACTACTCGAACGCGTAGAGCGCCAATTCCGTCGATATGGTGACAAGTTTGTTCGCCAGTACCGTTGTACTAGTGGACCAAAGAAAGGCCGTCTGGTGGCTTCTCCCGAGAAGTGTGGAATGCGAAAAGACCCTATGAAGGTACGTCAAGGTAAAAAGTCTGCAAGAATCAAGAAAGGTTCACGTAAGAGAAAAACAGCAATTACGAAGAGTAGAGCTAACTCTAAAAGAGTAACTAGACTTAATAAAGTAGCAAAAGGTGCCGCATGAAATTTAAATCAACACAAGAACTTTTAGAGTTCTTTAATAAACTAGACTTAGAAGAGTCAACGCTTGTTTTCAAAAAAGAAGAGTCGGCGTCATCTTGTTCTTGTGGTGGCGGCGAAACCGTAGTAGAATCAAAAGTCCCTACAGCTTCAAGTAAAGCAAAAATTGTTCTAGATGCAAAATCTGCAATTCTTGAAGGTCTTTCGGATAGACCTTCTTATCCACTTGAATTTGGGGATTTGAATGTATTAAAAGTTCGTGATTATAAAGCGGTGCCGAATGCATGTGGTACTGGTAAGATTACTTTAGAAAACAGAGAATTCTTTATCAACATGTGTGAGGAGAACGGACACGCCAAGATCGATATGTCCATTCAAGTAGAAGACCATCATTTCAGAAATGTTACTTTCCTTCTAGAAAAAACAACAGGTCCAGTAACTGTCGTTCTTTCTAATAGTTATTTTATGGATGACACCAACAGTTAAAACTAATACATATCTACTGTGATATTACAGGAGAACCCATGAACTATAAGTCCCCGTTTCTTATAGTCAGAAACTTCTTATCCCCACTGAAATGTGAAGAAGTTGTTGACGCACTTAAAAACACATTGCCTAACACTGACCAACGAGGCAATCCCACGGTAACTATGAAAGGCAGTAGACTATATGAATCTAGACTATTGCCAAAATTTGAAGAAATCCTTCCAGAAGTAGAAAACTATTACGGCTTTAAAACCAAAACCACTACACCATTTGTTTTTGAATGGTATCCAACAGGCTACGGTGGCGAGAAAGCTTCATGCGAAGCGTACCAGTATAGCAGCAAACGGGGTAAGTCTGCTTCGTGGACAAGAACGAAAGACTACGATTTTACAGTAGCGGTTTTCCTCAACGACCATAACATGGATCGCAACTTTGATGAGCGTTTTGAATGTCGTGGTGGTAAATTTGAATTCCCGAATCACGATTTTGGATTTAACCCAGTTCGTGGTACAATGGTAATCTATCCATGTCGCCCAAATTTTGTAAACGCTGTTGGGGGTGTGCAATTGGGCGACTTAAACATGATTCGTTTTCACATTATATCCAAAGATGATTACGAATATAACTCGGAAGACTATCCGGGTGGTTACATGGAGTGGTTCTCCGGTCAATGATATGACAGTTGCAGCCTCTCCTGATATGTGGCATAATCCAAAGAACTACAAGAAGGAGACCATATAAATGGCATCAACTGAATTTTCTATTCCAACCGACCCAAACGATTTGCGTAAACTCAAGAACGCAATCGAAACCGTAGCGGCAGATAAACAAATGGTAGCTGATAGAAATGAGGCCGCCCGTGAAACTGCTAAAGAGATGAAGGACCAATTTGGCCTTCCAGTCAAAATGTTCAATCAGCTTGTAAAAGCTTATCATAAGCAAGAGTATGCTGAAATGAGCATGGAAAACGCAACCTTTGAAGCTGTGTACGAAACACTCTTTGAAGTTGGTACGTCATCTGATGATGAGGAAGCCGCGTAATATATGACTTACATATCCGCTATCACAACGGATGATCATAAAAATGTCTTAGTGTGGGAGAGGGGTAACGACGGGGCTCGTACCAAGAAAGTGTACGATGCCCCGTATTACTTTTACGTAGCCTCGAAAAAAGGCAAATACAAAGACATTAACGGCAATCCGCTAGAACGCTATGACTTTGATGATTCACGGGAGTTCTATAACGCCCGTAAATTGCTGCGTGACCGTGCGGTAGATATGTTTGAGTCCGACATACGTCCTCACTATAAAATCCTCTCAGAACACTACTACGGGGCTCCTATAGGCAGTCTGAACGTCACTTTCTATGATATTGAGGTCGACTATGATAAAGACCTCGGATATGCGGATGTTGCAGCCTACGCCGCACCTATTAATTCTGTTGCAATTCACCACATGCACACGAACCGTACTGTTGTTCTTGCTGTTCCGCCAGATAATAGACAAGGTGTCACCAAGGCAGATATGCCCGACGACATTCTTGAATCTTGTGAAATATTCATATGTCAAGATGAAACTGAACTACTACAACTTCTGTTAAAAGAATTTGAAGATTCTGATGTCATTAGTGGGTGGAACAGCGATTTCTTTGATAACGGATATGTCTACGAACGCTTAAATCAGGTGTTGTTCCCCGGTGCCGGTAATAGATTATCCTTACCGGGTTCACGCGACCCGCATTATGTGGAAGTAGAACGCTTTGGTAAAATGGATGAGCGACTTGTCATATACGGGCGAGTCACACTAGACTACCTTCGCGTCTATAGAAAGTTCGAAGTAACCGAGAAACCTAGCTTTGCATTGGAGGCTATTGCTGAGGAAGAACTTCCACATTTGCCTAAGATCACATACGAGAAGTCATTGTGGCATTTGTATCGAGATGATTTTGAAGAGTTTATCAGATATAACATTCGAGATACTGTTATTCTACGTAGCTTGGAAGATAAGAAAGGTTACATCGAAACAGCTATTCGAATGTCCCACATGGCTACATCACTTACAGAAGACGTTCTTGGAACCATTAAAGTTGCAGAAACCTCTATTGTTAACTATTGTCACTATGAATTTGATGTTCGAGTCCCTGATTCAAAGGAACACGAGAAACCAAAAGATAAGTATTCAGGGGCAACAGTATTCGATCCGCAAGTAGGAATGCATGATTATGTAGGTTCTGTCGACTTAGCATCGCTATATCCCTCTACAATGCGATCCCTGAACATAAGTCCTGAGACTATTGTCGGGCAGTTTGCCGAGAAAGGCGCTGCTTACATGGCTATCAGAGAATCTAAAAAGACTAAGGTAACCTTCGTAGATGAAAAAACGGGTAAACAGTTTAGAGCATCTGCTTACAAGTTTAGAGCCATCTTGTCTGATAATAACTGGGCTATTAGTGGACTTGGTACAGTATTTCGTCAAGATAAGGACGGTGTAATTCCATCTATTCTCACAACATGGTTTGCTGAACGTAAACAGTATAAGAAAGCCATGTATGCGGCTGAAGAAGAAGGCGATACCGAAAAAGAAGCATATTATAATCAGCTACAGTACATTAAAAAGATTCAACTAAACTCAATGTACGGTGCATGCGGTAACCGATTCTTCAAATTCTATGACGTTCGTCTTGCTGAATCTACAACATTGTCTGGACGCGAGATTCTATATCATATGGCCAGAAAGGTAGCAGAGACTATCACTGGTAACTACGACATGGAAGATGATTCTGTTGTATATGGTGATACGGACTCTGTGTATTTCAAGACATACAAGGACAATCTTGAAGATGCTCTTGATACTGCAAATCATGTTACTAACAAGGTAAATGAATCATATCCGCAATTTATGCGTGAAGCGTTCTTCTGTGATGAACCGCATTCTCAACTTATGAAAGCTGAGCAAGAAATTATTTCTGATCGCGGTATCTTTATTTCTAAGAAATACTATGTGTTGCATATTGTGGCTGATGATGGTAAAGTAGTCGACTTCCACGGTAACTCTATTGACAAAGTTAAGTCTATGGGCGTACCTATCAAGAAAACTACGTTGCCGAAGCATATCAAGTCTGAGCTTACTTCTTTCATTGAAAGACTACTGAAACGAGAATCTTGGGATATAGTTGGTCCTGATGTGGTATATTACAAGGACAAACTGAAATATGATGTTGACGTGCTGCTTCTGGGGCTTCCTACGGGCGTTAAGAAAGTAGAAGAGTACACAGACAAGTATAATGCGTTCAAGGCTGGATCAGGCGAAAAGCCACATTTGCCGGGACATATCGCCGCCAGCTTATTATGGAATGCGTGCCTGAAGAAGTATAATGACACAGAAAGTCCTAGAATTGTATCCGGTTCTAAGATTTTCAAGTTCATCTTGACAAAGACAATTGATGGCAGATTTAAATCTATTGCAGTTCCAAAAGAAGTTGATCGATTGCCTGAATGGTTTGTAGAGCACTTTGTACCTATCATTGACAAAGATGCACAGATTGAAAGACTCGTAGATAAGCCAATGAAAATCATGGTCAAAGCTGCTGGTCTAAAAGTTCCAACAAAGAAAAAACTTTTATTTGAAGAAGGATTATTTGGATGAATTTTAGCAGTGCAGTAGTTGATAAGATCATTGGAGCAGTCGAACTAGCAGCCACGCTTCAAGTAGATGGTCTTATTTTCGATGATTGGGGAGTCCATGCATACGAAGATGATGAAGCTATCTTCATCGTAGACCTAAATGATTATGGATTCCCCTTTGGTGCGCTAGGTCTAGCAGGTACGGAATCGCTTTGGCGAAAGCTCAAAGTCATGAAAAATCGTGGCGATATCTCTATGAGCGCAGAGACCAAGACCGAAACCATTGACGAGAAAGAAGTCGAATTAGTTACTAAGCTAACTATTAACTGTAATCGCCTCAAGTATGAACATAGATGCTCTGATCCCCGACGCATTACAGACATTCCTAAAAAGAAGATGAACCTAAAGCCGAGATTTAGTTTTGAGCTAAATTCTGATGATCTTCAGATGATGAAGACTGGCAGCAATGCTATGTCAAACAGAAATGTATTGGTTAAGGGCGAAGATGAGCGTTTGTGGTTTACGTTCTCTGATGAGGATGGAGCTACAATGGAATATGAAATTGAAAGTGGGATTTCAGTCCATGGTGATGATGACACTCTGAAAATGGTTATCGAGGCTCGAAAAATGGCCAAAATTCTCAACTTGGCATCGGCTCAAGAAGGTTCTGTAGTAGTAAATATACTTAGAAATAATATCGTGTACATCAAGGTTAACGGTATAGACATCTGTATTATGTCGGAGGTATAATATGAGCATATGGGGGCTATTTGGATTCAATAAGCCAGATACAAAAATAGAATCCAAAGAACTACTTTTGGAGGAATACAAGAATACTCCTGAGTATAAAGAAGAACTACGTCAAGCTGCTATCGAAGCTTTGCGCGAAGATAAAGAAAAACGTCAACGCGAAGAACGCGAACGAAAGCAACAGCATCAAGCAGATGTTGAAAAAGCCGAAAAAGACCTATCTCTTCTTAAAGAGAAAATGAAAGACAGCCCAGAGCCATGGGTGTACATTGTCGGTTCACATCTTGATCCGAGTAAAGGTATTGAAGTAAGTCTAGAATGGAATGACTCATTCATCCGTTACCTGCGTGCGCAAGGCGTGCCCGGTGAAAATGATGAAGAAGTGGTTAGAATGTGGCTTGCACATTTGAGTCAAGATATTGATCGTCAAATGATTGCAGAAGACTATCTCTATTCAGATACTCCACCGGAAGACGAATTTGAAGGCAACATGCAAGAGTTGATACAGTATGACAGCAAAGAAGAAGAATTTGATAATAGACGGAAATAATATTATCCACCGTACATTCCACGCCAATAACCGCAGTGGTGAACCAGCCGATGTAATCATTGGCCTCTGCGTACACTCCGCGTTAACTACAATGAACTACTATTTCAACAAGTTTAAAGTTGATGACATAGTAATAACCTTTGATTCTCACTCATGGCGTAAAGAATACACTAAAGACCTATCAAAGTGTGTAACTAACAAGAAGTATAAAGGCCATCGCACGGACGATATGACGCCTAAGCAGCTTGAAATGCGCCGCATGCTTGTCGATCATATTGATGATCTTTGCGAAATGTTGACATTACATTCGCGCATCATCGTGTTGAGGGGCGAATATCTTGAAGGTGATGATCTGATAGCTGGCTATATCCAGATGCATCGTAATGAAGACCATGTAATTATTAGTGGCGATAAGGATATGATGCAGCTTCTGCGCTATGAGGGCGTGGCCCTTATCGATCCAGCTACGGGTAATGAGCGAACACTAGAAGAATATGAAAACAATGCTGATCTTTTTCTTTATGAGAAATGTATTCGCGGCGAAGGAAAGAAAGGTGACAATATTCAATCAAGCTACCCGCGATTACGCAAAGATAGAATGTTCAAGTCATTTCATGATGAATACGAGCGTTCTAATGTAATGAATCATAAATTCACTCAGCTTGAAGCAGTTGGTGATGATTATGAAGAAGTTGAGTATACTACGCGAGAACTCTTTGAAGAAAACCAGTTACTAATGAATTTGACAAAACAACCTAAAAAGATAAAGATTAGAATGGTACGTACTATCGAAGAAGCCATAAAAAATCGAGGTAAATACGATCATTTTAGTTTTATTAGGTATTGTAAACGTAACGAACTAGACAAGATACGTGAAACTATAGAACAGTTTGTACCAATGATGGCAGTGAAGCCGGGGAAATAGTTATTCTCCCGGCTTCTTCCATTTCCTACCAGTATTAGCATAGAATCCAAAAACAGCAGACGCCAATCCGCCAACAATTGCAGTTGCAAAAGTAACATGCTGTGTGGTTGGACCTCCTACGTAACTACTCGTTGTACATGCCAATGCCTTGGCTCCTTCCAAACTTACCCCACTATCCATTAATATCTTCATCAATGTTGGATCACAAGTTATAACTGCTGTAGCGGTAAGACCAAAGAACCAAACCATGGTATATACACATAGAGCCATAACTCCGAATAAAATGATTCGAGGGATTACACGATATGCATCGATTACTTCTGCAATGTCAAGCCATTTCTCCTTGGCGGTTTTCGTGTTTTCTTCTGACATTTGTGCCTCCTAGTTATAATTATTTATAGGATTAGAATATGCCAAGAAAAAAAGTTGAAGGACCGGGTAAGCCTCGTGGCAGACCTCGTAAAAGCTATGAATTTCATGAGGCTCGCGAGCTTGTAAGAAGCGAAGGTATTAAATCAATCGGGCAGTATAAGAGGTGGTGGATGCTTAATACCCCTGCTAGAATACCTAAACGTCCTGATAGAGCCTATAAAAAAGAGTGGCAAGGATGGGGCGACTTCCTTGGACATCATAACGAGTATCCATTCATTAAGAAAAGTTATAGATCATTTGATGAAGCTAAGAAGTATGCTCATAGCTTAGGACTTGTAACTAAAGCCGATTGGGTAGCGTTTGCTAAAACAGATGAAAAGCCTGAAGACATCCCTTCGCGTCCTGATCTAATTTACAGAGATGAGTGGTTCACATGGAAAGATTGGCTTGGAGCCGACATTGCAAGTGTTAAGAGAAACATTGATAAAGCTGACGCTATATTCTTTATCATACAAAATCCCGGCAGACCTCATAATGTTTTTCAGACGGGAATTACTGCACAGGGTATTCAAACAATACTCGACCATGAGCAAAAACGCGGGTTCCGAATAGTTGGACTATTCTATTCTAGCATCGAATTCAATTGGGAATATTTTGCTGATGCTCATGGTCGAGTGTATTGGGAATCTGGCTTAGATAACGAGTATCTAATAAACAACATTAATGAGTTTATTTTCCAGATAAGCGAGTTCGTAGAGAGGGTTCGTAACTGATAGCTCTTTGAAAAGCTTTGATAATAGGTTTATGAAGCCCTCTGCCCGAAGATAGAAATTCTTCAATGGTCATCCACTTAGTAGCACCTGTCTCATAAGTGGTTTCACCAAAGTTATTTTTATCTTCTATTTCGCCATAGAATATATCAGTGTATCCAAGGAATTTACCGAGATATTCTAAGTTTCGCAAATTAGATGGTACTAATCCAAGTTCTTCTGATGCTTCTCGAACAGCAGCTTGATTTGAGGTTTCACCTTCTTCAACTTTGCCTTTTGCAATTTGAAATTTATCGCCACCATAATCAGCATCCGAAGGTTGCATCATTAGCATTAAGAGTTCACCGTTTTCAATGACAAACGGTATAAGTCCTGCTCTGGGTACTTTTTTAGCCATTGTAAATACTCCGTAGGTAGACAGAAGTATAGCTTAGCTCACATGAAATTTCAAGGTATAAATAACTGTACTTTAGATTCTACGAAGGAGTATGACATGAGTGTACAACCACTAGGGTATCACCCAAGACTACCTCACGTACAGTGGGTTGATTTGGAAGACAATGGTGTTGCAGTTGAGGTTGTCGTTGTAAAGCGTGATAAGTACAGCGGTGATCTTTACTTCATTAGAACTGATAGGCTTGATCCTATTGACCAAAATAGACTTGTAAAAATCTTGGAGCGTCGAGACGCTTCGCGATATGAACTATGGGACTTGCTTGGTAACACCACATTAGGCAATGGCATGAACGCGTTGGAGTATTTCCACCAGCTTGTTAAAGTCATGACGCCTAGCGGTGTCTTCTTGACACCATCATCTGGTACAGCAGGTGTGGCATTGAAAGTTGATGAGGAAGCAGAGGCTAGGAAAGCTTCGCGCCGAGGGCCGGGACGCCCACCTAATCAGCCACAAGGCTACTAAAAAAAGGGAGGGCAACCTCCCTTTTTTAATGCTGTGCTCACGGGTCCACACTCAACATAAATACATCTGCCCAATGGCATAAGGAGACTAGAAGTATGAGTGAGAACACAATTTTCGTGCAGATTGCTTCCTATCGCGATCCACAACTTATCCCCACATTACAAGACATGCTAGAGCATGCAACCCGCCCCGAAGATTTACATATTTGCATTTGCTGGCAACACGGCGATGATGAAACCGTAGAAGATTTTGAAAACTTAGGTATTGATTTTGACGACGCTGTACTCGAAGGTATTTTAGTTGGCTCTCACATCAATCTTGGTACTAAGTTTACTATTCTAGATGTTAATTATTTTGATGCGCAAGGTGCATGTTGGGCAAGATATCAAATTCAGAAACAATATACCGGCGAGAAGTATACACTACAACTTGATTCACATCACCGTTTCGTTGATGGCTGGGATGATCTATGCATTGAAATGCTTGAACAACTCCGCGAAGAAGATGGGGTGCCTAAGCCTGTGCTAACAGCTTATATTCCATCGTTCAACCCGCAGAACGATCCAGCCGCTAGAGTCCAGTCGCCTTGGAAGATGGATTTTGATAGATTCATTCCTGAAGGTGCTGTATTCTTCCGCCCTAGCACGATTGATGATTGGCAAGAACGCACAAAGCCAATGCGCTCACGATTCTACAGCGCACACTTCTGCTTTGCAGATGGTAGCTTTGTAACTGAAGTTCCACACGACCCGGAGTATTTCTTCCACGGGGAAGAGATTTCTATTGCAGTGCGTGCATTTACTTGGGGCTATGATTTGTTCCACCCTCACAAGGTTGTTGCATGGCACGAGTATACTCGCGAAGGTCGAACCAAAGTATGGGATGATCATACCACACCAAACAAAGATGCCGGTAATATCAAACTAGATTGGGTAGAGCGTAATGACATTTGCCACCGTCGCAATCGTATTCTTTTTGGTATGGATGGCGAAGACCCTTCTCAAATTGATTTTGGTGAGTTTGGATTTGGTAATGTTCGTACTGTTCGCCAATATGAAGAATATGCCGGTATTAGCTTTCAATATCGCGGCGTGCAACAAAAAACTCTTGATCGAGTTGAACCACCAAACGCTGAACCATATGAAACTGAAGAAGAGTGGAAAGCTACATTTGCTAGCTCTAACGATGTGCATGTGTGTTTCCACCATAGCGAGCTTGGTGAGATTGTTGATGACTACGATTTCTTCTATGTTGGTTGTCACGATGCAGACGGTAACGAGATTGAACGCAAAGACCTTAACAAACAGCAAATCTATGATTACATCAATAGTCCGAATGGATTCTTTGACTACCGTTTGATCTTTGTTTCTGCGCATAAACCTGTCACATGGACAGTATGGGCACACAGCGAATCTAGAGGTTGGTTGACAAAGATCGACAAGCCTGTTAATTACTGAGGTGATTTATGAACGATCAGTTGTTAATTTCGGCTTATGGTTCTCATAATGCCTCAGTAGCAATGTACTACAAAGGCCAATATCATGTGGTCGAAGTAGAGCGTTGGTTGAACAAAAAGAATGCCGGGTTGATTACGTATCTCCCGGCAGGCTACCCGCAAGTTGTGTTTGATGAGATTCTTGATTATCTTCTCGGTTTAACCGATAGAAGTCATATTGATGTATATCTCACGAACTATAGTGATTTAAAAAGACTAAAACCAAAGTATAGCTATAATATTCATGCTAACTTTGATCATCATGAAGCCCACGCCGCCACAGCATTTTATCAGTCTCCTTATCAAGATGCGCTCACCTTCACGTTCGATGGTGGTGGCGACGGGGGCTTCTTTAACGTCTATCGTACCAGCCGTAATGATGGTATTCAACTCATAAAGAAGTTTAATCAAGACCTTGGGTTCCCATACATGATCATTGCTGATCATCTTCAGGATATTCGTAGGGACTCTTTGAACATTGGCAACCTCGTCTATGCTGGTAAGATAATGGGACTTTGTTCTTATGGTACAGTTCGTCAGGAATGGGTGCCTGCATTCCATGAATTCTACGAAACCTTTAATTATACAGGCAATTCATACATTGGCGGCGCAGAGGCTAAGGTCGACGCTCTACCTAAGTTAATGACTGCTCTTGGGGTAGATGAGTTTGATATTAGAACGCGCTTTGAGGGCCAATTCGCGTGGGATATGGCAGCTACTTCTCAGTATGTGTTCGAGGAACAGTTTTTCAAATTTGCACAACCATTTTTTGATGAATTCCCTGATTTGCCAGTAACCTTAGCTGGCGGATGTGCCTTGAATGTTCTATTGAACAAGCGTATTCTTGATGTACGCGGTGAAGTGTTTGTCCCCCCGAATACTAACGACTGTGGTATTGCTGTTGGAGGTCTTTTAAAGTATCAGAATCCCGCACAACAAGTGGACCTGACTTACGCAGGTATTCCACTAGTTGACCAGCATATGCTCTCATCTTACGTCGAAAACGGCGCATATACAATGGTTGAAGGTGTGTATGAACGCGGACTTGCTGAATTCATTGCAAATGGTAATATTGTTGGAGTAATTAACGGTAATTCTGAACACGGTCCTCGGGCATTGGGGAACCGCAGTATTTTATGTAATCCTGTCGGTAAGATGAAGGATATCCTCAACAAGAAAGTTAAAGATCGCGAATGGTATCGCCCGTTTGCACCTGTGACACGTCTTCAGGACGCATCTAAGTACTTTGAATTCCCAGACGGTGCAGAGTCGCGCCACATGGTTTACGTGGCTAAGGTGCGCGAGGAATGGCGTGAGAAGCTTCCGGCTATCACTCATGAAGACGGTACAGGCCGACTACAAACTGTTACTAAGCAGCAGAACGAGTTTTTATACAACTTGATTTCTCATTTCGAAGAATTTGCTGGCCATGGTGTGATGCTTAATACATCATTTAACGTTAATGGCAAACCTATTCTAAGTCGTCTTTCCGATGCACTGGAAATCTTAAACAAGACTCAACTGGACGCGGTATATTACAATAATTGTTTGATATTCCGAAAATTCGATGAAGAGAAATTTACGAGAAGTATCGTAAGTGAAAATGTGCTTCCGTTGGCAAAGGAAACTACTAATTATTTGTTAGCGTTGAATCCTAATGAAAACTTTATGAAATACAAGGAAATGATCACCCGCGCGTTGTCGGAAGACCCTAAATGTGTTATTATCACCTCTGAGAATGGCGGGAGAGAACTTGAGCTAGAATTTCCTGATGAAACTTTCTGGTTCATTGAAGAAAAGCATTTATATTACCATGAACTCATGGAAAGCGTGTATGAGGTTCCGCATGAGATTTCAGCATTTGATCCATATGTAAGATTGCTATGGATTAAACCTATCATGCATAAAAATTACTTCAGAACACGATATCATATGTTCTTGTCATTAGATGGATATGACAGTCCAGCAAGCTTGGCACGTACCATAAATAGCTTCAGCAAAGAAGATCGTGCTAATATTTTCATGCTAGAAAATGGTGATACCCTATCACAAGATGTCGTATGGGGTTCATTGCAAGATATAGAATGGCTTTCTGTTCAGTTTGAAGGACAACTGCTGCATGCGTTGAATTCTAAGACAGGTGCAACTCCTGACGATATGCTGAGAATTCTAAAAAATAAATTTAATGATAAGATTAAGGTAATAGCAGATGAGTAATGTGAGTTTTGTTTCTTGTTTTTATGACAGACTGTTTGACACTCGTTTTCAAGGTAGATTGAATCGCGGTACGCAGTATGCTTACTCTCTTGGCCAGATGTTGCAAATGGATGTCCCGTTCTACTGTTACACTGACTATTCTAATTTCCTGACATTTGCTCCAGCAATGTTTTACCATGGAAAAGGCAAAACTCGATTTTTCAATTTTAACTTAGAAGATTCGCCCTACCATGAAGATTTTGAGCGAGTTCGTCAGTCTGATCCAAAACTATACATCGAAGGAATTAGCTGGCGTCAGCGTTGCCTTGAAATTATGTGGGGTAAGTTTGATTTCATAATGCACGCTGCTGAACAGGTCGGATTAGACACCGACGAATATTTGTATTGGATTGATGCAGGATTATCACACGACGGTATTATCTCTCCAAGATATAACTCGTCTAATCCAGCCGAATTCCCCAATGCAGCTAAAAAATATCAAATGACTCACGCTAATGATTTGATCTTTAACCCGGCGTTTCCAAATATGCTCCGTAATTATACGGGTGAAGGAAAACTGTTATATCTTATGACACGCGGCCCTCAGCATAGCGATCCAATGCCTCTGCCTAAAATACCGAAGAAATTTGGCGGCACTGTTATTGGAGGGTTATTTGGGGGACCAGTTAAGATGATGTATGAGTTGGCCGCAGAGGGAGCGCAGTGCTGTAGAGAAATTCTAGAACACAATGCCTTAGTAAAAGAGGAAGACATTCTTACTTATATTCTCACTAGACGCTGTACAAACGATCCTGAATATTTGAATGAAAAAGCTAAGATATTCACTTTCGAAACTTGGTATCACGATGGCTGGCCAAGCTATAGGCCGGAACAGATTGGATTCTCTGATCTATTTAAGGATATTGGCATTAATGCATGAAGACTTTAATATGTACTATAATCGTTGGTGAAAAGCGCGCGTATCAAGCAGAGCGATTAGCTGAGAGTGTCAAAGAATTTTATCCTGAATTTGATACAGTTATCTATCATGATAAAGCCACGCCCATTAATCATGATACGACTATTGAAATAAATGATTTGTTTAAAGTGCCATATAAAATTTCAGGCATGTTTAACTATAGTCTAAAGGGTATGGTAGTCAAGGATGCATATGACAGATTCCCAGAATATGAAAGAATAATCTTTTTAGATGCCGATATTATTTTTTGGAGACGAACTAAGCTATTTGAACATATGATTCTTAAAGATTTATATGCAACAATACGCTGGTTTAATCCCATTCACGAAAAAGCAGCTAGTGGTCGAAAGTATCATAGACTTGCCCATTTTTTGGAAGGAAGCATAGATTTAAAATTCCCCGGTATTCCCTATGTTACTGAAACTATTATAGTTATGCTACGTAATGAAAGAATAACCAGATTTATTGATCTATGGGCATGGATTTGTGAAACTTCCAGTATAAATCATGTAAACCCTAGCTTTGAAGCTGTAGAAATTGGCATAGCTTTACATAATACCCCCGAGGTTGAGTGGCATAATATATGCGGCTCTCCATTTAAAAAGAACGATTGTTTAAGAACTGAACATAGAACAGAATTTCAGCCGGTAATAGCAAGATGATTGATAACTGTGTAATAGTAACGAGTCTCCCAAGAACAGGTACAACTTCAATTTGTGCAATGATGGAAACACTAGGATATAGGCGGTATCATGCACCACTTCGTAACATATTTAAATTAGCAAAGCATGGAATTGCTTTTGCCGACACTCCAGCATTTGCATATTCAGTAATAGAATATTTTAAAAATCAAAATGAGATTAACTGTAAGTTTGTATATGTTGATAGAGATTTTGATAGCTGGTTTGATTCTATGACCAAGAGCACAAATCTACTTCGTACTTATCATCGTTTTAACAACACTCCCGACGATGCCCTTAAAAATGATGGCGAACGTGATGATAAAAGATATTATCACGAAGTTTTCGGAGATTTCGATTTCAATAATAAAGGTATAGTCAGAAAACATATCGAAAAATGCTTTTATGATCATCGAGACCGCGTTAAGGATTTGGGATTAGTTTATAAATTTTCGGATGGATGGCCTGCTCTTTGCGAATTTCTTGGTGTAAATATCCCAGATAGAGACATACCCCATCTGCACAAACAAAGTATAGGTAGCCGTAAATGAATACAAATTTAACTCTTGTAACTGCTTTATATGATATTGGTCGTGGTGACCTAGAGGGTTTTGGTAGATCATTTGATCATTATATAGAATGCTTTGAAAGGCTTCTTAAAGTTGAACTGCCACTAGTAGTGTTTTGTGATGACGATGTAGAAGAAATAGTTTGGAAACATAGAAGTCATGATAACACTCGTGTAGTAAAACGACCAATCGAAACCCTATATGAGTTCCCATTCTTTGATATCACCAACACGATTAGGCAAAAAGAAGAATGGCGTGGACAAGCTGGCTGGATTCCCGATAGTCCACAATCACAGCTAGAGCTTTACAACCCACTAGTCATGTCTAAACAGTTCATGTTAAATGATGCAGCAATTTTCAACTTTTTCAATACGAAATACTTCCTCTGGATCGATGCGGGAATAGCTAATACTATTGGCGATCCTGCGGCAAATATACATGAAGAATTTGCACGCAAAGTTGTAAAGCGTATGCACAAAATGATGTACATTTGCTTTCCTTACGATGGAAAAGTCGAAGTACACGGCTTCCCCAAGAAAGAGTTTAACGACCTAGCGCATCAAGAAACTACGCGGGTTGCACGGGGTGGAATGTTTGGTGGTAGCCGTACTGCCATAGCTGATATGAACGATATGTATTACCAGCTATTAAAAGGAACGCTTGAATCCGGCTACATGGGTACAGAGGAAAGCATCTTTACGCTATTGACCTATCGTCATCCTGAAATGTGTCATATCGAATGGATTCAAGATAATGGTCTTATCATTACCGCTCTCAATAACATTAATAGTGATGAAGATGAATCGAATGATGAAAGATTAGCAATCTATGCATTAACCTTTAATCTGCCTGAACAATTTAAAATGTGGGTAGAATCATTTAAGAATGCTTTGCCGGGGGAGTTTGCAGACTGTAAAAAATATGTTATCAATAATTCAACTGATCCTTCTGTAAATGAAGAGTACCAACAAATTTTCGCGGAACATGATTTTACCGAGTTCAAGTTTGATAACATCGGTATTTGCGGCGGACGCCAATTTGCTGCTGAACATTTTAATAAAAGTGGTCACAAATATATGGTATTCTTCGAAGATGATATGCTTTTGAATGATAGCGTTCGCACATGTAAAAGTGGTTTCACAACGTTCTTCCAACGAGTATTTGATAAATGCATTGACATTCTTGAAATAGAAGAACTAGACTACTTGAAACTATCGTTTAGTGAATTCTTTGGAGATAACCATGAGAACTGGGCATTTTATAATGTTCCACAAGAAAAGAAGGATTTGCATTTCCCTGAACATGAGGATGGTCGAAAACGAAATCCGACAATAATCAATCATACTGCAACATACCGTGGCATACCTTATGCTGTAGGCGAATATCATTATTGCAATTGGCCAATTCTATTTGGTAAAAGCGGAAATAAAAAAGTTTTTCTAGAAACAGAATGGACATACAAATACGAGCAAACATGGATGAGTTATGTCATGGACAAGATTCGCGATGGCTATATCAAGCCCGGATGCCTGTTAGCTAGTATTATCACTCATCATAGAAAATATCACTATGAAGGCGACACAAGGAAAGAGAATGAGCACTAAAATTTTTGTAGTAAGCTTGCCGCGTACAGGCACGATGTCGATGTCTCAGATGCTAATCGATTTGGGATATAAAACAACTCATGCACCGGGACCAGCTTTCTTGGGAGGCTACTTAGATCGCTACGATGCTTTTACAGATACTCCAGTATACAGACCATCTCTTGTAAAAGAAATGCTGAATCGTTACCCAAATGCGAAGTTTATTTATATTGAGAAAGAACAAGAGGCGTGGTTCCGCTCTATGGATAAAGTTGGACTGGTTAGCACCTATAATAACGATCTTCAAGCAGAGCGTCAGAAGCTATCTAGATTTCAAATTTGTGATCTAGATGCAATGGCAGAAGTTCTTAAAGGACAAACCTTTGATATGACTAGTGGGGTATTGTCATTCCTAGAACATAGACAAGAAGTTGAAATGAATATCCCACAAGATCAACTTCTAATGTACAAGTTTTCACAAGGCTGGGAACCACTATGTAAGTTTTTAGGTAAGGAAATTCCTGAGAAAGAAGTTCCTCACCTTAACCAAAACACGATGTTCGACAAGCTAACTGAGGGTTAAGTTGTCGAACTAACCGTAGCGCCTTGATCAGAGTCGTCGGTAGCTGCTACCGACACTGTGATTGTATAGGTAATTCTTAGAATACTAGAAGCCGATTTTAGAATTGGTTGGAAAATCAAATGCGAGAGTAAACGTTCTCTTTCATTCGCTGGTGTAGCTGAGTCATTGATAACACCCGCATCCCTTCCAGCTTCTTGATTAATGTTGATATTACCAGCTACGTTGCTAGCCAAGAAATAGAATAAGTTAGGGTCGCCAAGAATAGTCGCAGCGGTTGGCAATACAAGTGTTGAACTGCTACCAGTTGTTTTACTTTGAACTGCAAAATATCCAAAAGATTCCAAACCAGCAATGGATGGATATGTACCGCCAGAATCGTCAGTTACAAAGAAGAATGCTCCGTTTGCGGCACTGAAGTCAAAACCGCTAATAGACCAGCTAGACGGGCCTCCTGTACCATTGGTGTTCAAGAATTCGCACAGATCGCCATAGGTATACTCACCGCTTGGTCCACTACCATCTAGCGTACCAGAAACTGTGATGATTGCATCTCGATCAACACCATCAATAGTCACGCGTACTGCGTAATCACCGGCTGTAAGATTTGGGACAACGGTATTACTGGAGCGTTTATTATTTCCAATATTTACATTTGAAATACCAGATGTATTGACAGCCGGTAGACCCGGACTGTACAATCCTATTTCATCAAAAATAAAGGTATTTTCATCTTCTTCTAGAACGGGTGCCGGTTGTGATTGACTACCAAGCTGTCCCGATGGTTCATTTTCATTGAGAACGACAGTTGTGATAATATTTGAATTACGGCTCACTTCTACAGAGGATACACCACCGCCTGCTGGATCATCAGCCGGACTCGCACCACCACCCGGACGTATGTTGTCGGGACCAGCAGAACCCGGATCAGTTTTCCAATTAGGATCATTTTCATCAACGATTTCAGAATATGTTTCTCTATAAAGCCTTGACTCCCATCCGGCTCCATTGTTACCATCGTTTGGTCGACGGAAAACGATGCGGCCTGCGGCATCAATGAATGTTCCACCATTTCCAAAAGCCATGCGGTAGATGATACCATTATCTTCATTTGCAAGGGCACGAGCAATGATACGTGCCATGTTCTGTGGATGAATAGCATTATATTGATCTAGAATCACATCGCCCGTTTTTTCATCGGTGATGAGTACGTGTCCCTTGACTTCAAAGTGTGCGTGCTCGGTAGCTGTTGACATAAGTGAACTCCTGATATACAGTATTTATCGGTGCTGTACTATTTAGAGGCGTTGGAAAGGAGAGAAACCATGTCTTCCGTAGTTCAAAAATTAGTAAGACATAAATTGTTTCACCCGAAATATTCTTTCGTTGGTGAGCCTGATTATGAAGTTATCATGGGTTCTCTAGCTTACGGAGTATCGAATGATACTTCAGATATGGATATCTATGCGATGTGCGTTCCGCATAAAAGCATGGTGTTTCCTCACCTAGCAGGCCATGTTCCCGACTTTGGACCAAAGCCGGAAAACTTTACTTCTCAGCAAAAACATCACATGCAGCTTGAAGAACGCGAATATGATGTGGTTGTTTATAGTATTGTAATGTATTTTCAGCTTTGTATGGAAAATAATCCAAACATGTTGGATTCACTATTTGTTCCTGATCGTTGTGTAATCCATGCAAGCGAAGTCGGTCAACATATGCGGGCACATCGTAGACTGTTTCTGTCTAAGTATGTGTATACTAAGCTCAGAGGATATGCATTTGGCGAGCTTAAAAAGCTAAAGCGTGATTTTGGTAAAGAAGGCGCAGCATTGGCCGACTATAAACCTAAGAGGCGCAAAGCTATTGAGCAGTTTGGATACGACGTTAAGAGTGCATACCATGTGGTACGCCTTATGCGCGAAGCTGAACAGGTTCTAACTGAAGGTGATCTAGACCTAGAAGTAGCGAGAGAACAGCTTAAAGCGGTTCGTAGAGGCTCTATGACTCTAGAAGAACTGGAAGAGTGGTTCTTCAATAAAGAGAAGGCACTTGACACAACGGTTGCAAATAGTTCATTGCCAGCAAAGCCTGATGTTGATAGATTGCGGGTATTGCTTCTTGAATGCCTTGAAATGAAGTTTGGTAGTCTTGAAGTAGCACAGTCTATTGATCCTGATGTAATGCGGAAATATGAACAAATTGTCAAGATTGTGAACGGAAAGTAAGGGGTAGTAATACCCCTTTCTTTTTGGTACAATATATTCACCCAATAACTACAATAATAAGGGAGAGTATATGCACTACCATGAATGGGAAGAACAATATCTTGGCTTGATCAATTACATCCTTGAATATGGAACTGATCAGGTCAATGAACGCACAGGTAAAGTATGCCGTTTCTATCACGGCGATATGATGAAGTTTGATCTTTCAAGTGGATATTTTCCACTACTTACTACTAAGAAAATGGCTTATAAGGCAATGATCGGTGAACTTCTTGGTTTTATTCGAGGTGTTGATAATGCCAAAGACTTTCGCGATCTTAAATGTAATTTTTGGAACGCTAATGCTAATGAATCAAAACATTGGTTGAAAAACCCTAATCGTAAAGGCGAAGATGATTTAGGGCGAATTTACGGAGTACAAGCTAGAGATTGGCAGTCCCCCGCTGGTGATTCTATTGATCAGCTTAAAAACGCCGTGGATAAACTGTCACAAGGTATTGATGATCGCAGATTGATTGTTACGCACTGGAACCCCGGTGAACTTGAACAAATGGCATTGCCGCCATGTCATCTTCTATATCAATTTGGTCTTCGTGGTAATTATGTTGACCTCACAATGTATCAACGCTCGTGTGATGTGCCGTTAGGTATCCCGATGAACATCGCTAGCTATGCACTTCTTTTACAGCTTGTAGCGCAGATTACGGGCCGTGTGCCGGGTATATTTACCCACTTTATGCACAATATTCATATCTATGAAGACCAGCTTGGTGCTGCATTAGACGAACAACTTCAACGTGAACCCTTAACACCGCCTAAGATGGTTATTAATCCTGAAGTATCAAGTCTTGAAGACCTTGAAACTTGGGTTACAATAGATGACTTCCATTTGATTGACTATGAACATCACGGTCCTTTGAAATTTGCATTCTCTGAGTAATTAATATGTGGAAGAGTCCTTTCAATAAAGTAGTACGGTCGCATGAAGCTCTTATTCTAGGCTTTTTACTTGGTCTGTTGCTAGGACTAATGTTGCTAGCACTTATTCCGGTAAGTGTTGAGAAGGATGTATATGAAGACCCTATCTCATTGTGTGGAAACATTGACAATGTAGATAGGGTTGACTTTAATTACATTGGACAATTGAAAAAAGTCAAATGTAAAGATGGACGAATATTAGATTCCTTCTAGGGACGAAACTACTATAGTAACCGGCTTATTAGTTGTTGTAGTTACAGTCAACGTATTGGCATTACTATACTGAATAGAAGTCAAATCACTTTCTGCTAATCTGCGCGGCGGGGAGAAACTATTGTCTATAACAGTAACATGGCAGAATTGTTCACCCAAATTGTGGTTAACTGTGAAAACATTAACAGTGCCTGAAAGAAATTGTTGCTTATAAAAAACCTGCTTGTTGATATATTCCGAGTTGTCTGAATCATAAATGATAAAGTCTCTATCGGATGGGGTAGGGACGTTTACATTCTGCAATTCATCGAAATCTAATTCGATAGTATCAAGATCGTTGATAGTCCCCGGTACAAAATCTAGACCATCGTAGTATAAAATATTGTTTGCGGCAATAGTACTTGATGTAAAGTTTAAGTTAATTCCTCGTAGAGTTACTACGTTTAAAGCACTTGTAATTGCATCATCTAGTTGATCAATTACATCAAATAAACTATCATTTGTAGACAATCCTGAAACATTATCAAGAGCATTGAAATCTGTTGGATTAAATGTTAAGTTAGGGTTGATCCAATTTGTACCTAAAGTCTCTAAGAAAGAATTACTTGATGTAGCAGATGTTTGAACAGATACCCAAGCAGTTCCGTTATTAAATTTCAAGGAATTATCTGTAGAATTATAGACGACACGGCCTTCTTCGCTTGCCAAGAACGCAGGGTCCGCAGTAACTTCTTCTGGATAAAAGTTAATGATTTCGCCGCTAACTAAAGTAAGATTGCCATATACATTCATTTTTAAGACCTCTTACTATTTATTAACAATGATTGTTGACTTAGTTTTCCACAACAGAACCGCGATCACGAGCAAATCGCAAATCCCCTACATCAACTGTACTAGCAAACGGCGACGCAAATGGGAACCTTTCAATATTTTCAGGTCCAGTTATAACAGGCAAGCCAGATTGCGGGAATGGACTTTTACCGCCTATTAGATATCCGTCCGTTGGACTCGAAGCACCCATTGCGTCATAGCGCCCAAACGCTAAAGTACCTATGTCTACTCCCGTAGTTAAAGTTGGCGAATTCAATTCATATTTTTCAACATTTAATGTCACGCTAGGAGATATTGTTGGGTTAATTCCTGTCGCAGCAAATCCATCAATATCGCTGTTCATGCCTGCATTTGTCTGTCTGCCATCGGTCAATGAGCCTATTATATCACTGGTTGCGAAAGGTGCATTATATGGGAAAGATTGTATAGCTTTAGTTACTTGAGGTATAGTATTCCCATATGGATCAGTCGCACCGGATGCAATTATACCCTTAGAAGTTGGTATTGAAGCAGTAGCTGCCCGGTTTACTTCAATACCTACAAAATTACCTGTTATTGTAGTTGTCCATGAGGATGCAAATGGGAAGCTCTGAACGTCTCTCAATGTTCCTTTTAGGAACGGACTGATAGACGGGTCTATTCCGCCAACTAAGTAACCATCTGTTATACTACTTACTCCAATGCTAGCTAAGGTAGCTATGGTTAATACACCTTCTGTTGTTTCTACAAATGGCGCAGCAAATGGATATGATACTGTATTTCCACCGCCTGATACGTATCCATCTGTTGTAGACTTATTACCCGCTTTATTTGTTGCTTCATTTGTTAATTGCCCAAAATTAGAAGCTGTTGTTCCAAATGGTGCAGCGAATGGGAAAGTATCAATTTTCCGCTGCTCAGCGAATAGACCAGTATCAAGTACATTTGACGCAATATATGCATCGGTAACAGTCTGCGGTACAATTGCTGCTGGTGTTGGAGTCGGTGTTGGGGTTGGGATCGGCGGCAATCTAATAGCTGTTCTTTGATGGCCAGTTGCTCTGGAAGGAGATGGTCCAAGAGTTCCTACGTCTGTAGTAGACGTAAAGGCCGCACTAAATGGAAACCTAGTTGTCCCTGATGCGGTAAAATAATAGCCTCCTGCAATATATCCATCTGTTTCTGAAAATACTCCCGTTCCACCTTCACGCGATCCTACTACATTACTTAATAATGTTGATGTGGCAAATGTATTTGTAAATGGAAAAGTTTCAATATTTACATTACCATCTTCGATAAAGAAAACATTTTCATTATCATAAACTGCACTATTGGCTCCAACCCCCAAAGAGTCAGTTTCTCGTGAGTTCAATTTACCTATCGTAGTATACGATGCAAAAGGTGCGGCAAATGGAAAAATAGTTATTTCATCAGTTGCGCCACCGCCGCTTGGATTAGTTGAATGACTAAACTCTTGCCCTCCAATTAAATATCCATCAGTAGCAGAAGATGCAGGTGCTGCAAAACCATGACCTTCCCCTAATTCACCGACTGATGTAGCATTAGTAAACGATGCGCTAAATGGGAATCTACCTACTGTTGTCGCCGTAGGCGCTGCTGATGGGAATGGAGCAGGTATGCCTTCGGAAAAATATCCATCAGTCTGAGATTGAAGCCCAGACCCTCCATATGTTTGAGGCGCTAAAAAGGAACCAGCTACACTAGTAGTTATTGATGTTGGTGAAAGGGGAAACTTATGTATTTGCTGGAAAAATGTAGCACTATTTCCATTAATATGAATATAACCATCAGTTTCCGATGAAGTTCCAGATGATTCTATATCTTCAGATGTAAGTATTAAACTCCCAAGTGATATATTACCAGTGAACGGCGCGGCAAACGGGAAACCCACAACTGTACCAGCAGTTGGTCCATATCCACCAGCTAAGAAGCCGTCCGCCCCCGGTGGGAGTGTAGTACTAGATGGGGTTGGCGTAGGCGTCAAGGTGGCTGTAAGCGTCGGTGTAACCGTCAGCGTAGGCGTAGGCGTAACTGTGACCGCAGCCGTCTGTGTTGCGCTTGGTGTCGGCGTGGCCGTGACCGGAGGCGTTCGTGTTGGTGTTGGTGTAACACTTGCACTTGGAGACGGCGATGGTGTTGGCGATGGAATTAGTGGGTCAACTATTCTAAATAAAATTCCAATATCCACCAAAATTGTATCAGAACTGACAACAGTACCAATTCTCTGTAAAGATATTTTAGTAGGTACATCTGTCGTTACTTGTCCATTGTTTCCTACAAATACTAAAGTACCGGGATTTTCAGTGAAATTCCAAGCCGGATTTGTTACATAACCAAAAGTTACATATTTTCGCATTTCATTTGTAAGAGTGTTCTCAACAGATACTCCAATACATCTTCCTCTATCTGGAGAACGATTTGTTGCAAGTCCAGTTTGGTTTGGTCCTTTATATGCTACGCAATGATAAATGGGAATCGGCTCTACTGCTTTTGCACGAATTTGTAATGATTCTATTTTATAAGAATTTAACGGATTGTCTTGGGAATTAGTTGGTGTTTGAGTTGTAAGAAATTCTCCATTAGCTCGGACAACTGGTAGACCATTTGGCGCTAATACAATCTCACCTGAATATGATTCGGTATCTAGGCCAACTTGACTAGTTCCTACAGTTTCTCTTATAAGCGTTGAGCCATTTTCAAGTTTGGCTGCAAATATTCGCAGTTTTTCAATCCAACGCTGACCATTCCACACTACCATTTTATTAATAGACGTGTCAAAGAAATGCTGATCATTCAATGGGCTAGATGGCCTTGTTGTTCCAAAAGTGGGTTCTACTAGCGTTGTTCCAAAGGTACGATTAGCTGTAGTCTTATCAATGTCCCAATACAACCAGTAATCTGTACCTAAAGTGAATGGTCCTGCCCAAGCTGGAACCGATGAAGTATTTTCAATAAACAGGTAATCAGAACTTCCATCAGCAAATGATAATATTGTAGGTGCCATATTAGTGTTTAAATTAACTTGCCCTCCTCCTAAAGCTATAGCTGCGGGAGTTGGTTGCGTTTCTACAATACCTTGTCTAAAGTTAATTAACATATTTAAACCTTATGAAAACTCATCAATACCTGTACTATTCGATAGCCCAGCTTGATAAACTGTATCTAAATTACTATCTGTAAGACTTACACTATCTGCCCTAGCATCGGAAAGCGGCAAACTTACAACTGTTGGTGTTGGAACAGATGCATCAAAATTGTAATTGGAATCCCATTCTCTTATATTGAGTTCACTCGCAATTCTGTCTATTCTAATGGCATATGCTGTCCCTGTATTGGTAAGCGGGTTACTACCTCCCGCAAATACAACACCTATAATCTTTCTAACTCCACCAATTTCCGCAATCAATGCAGAACCAGAATCCCCCGGTGCTGCTGGGAATGCACTTCCATCTACGAATTCATATTCAATAACGTCAGTAAATGGAACTAAATCGCCATTAAAGTTCACATTTACATTAGCGGGAACAGCCGTGATTTCAAGTTGGCAACTGGGACTAGCCCCCCAACCTTTTGGACCTGTTGTTCTACCTGTACTATACACTGCGGTAGGTATACCACCAGCTAAAGTAAGTGCATCGATTTCGGCAGTTGACGCAAATGGTAAATGCGCAGTGTAAGGCGGCTCTGTTGTCGGTTGATGTATCATGTATGACTGATTGCTTATTACACTTGGCTCCATAACCAATAGACAGCAGTCAACAAAATTAGGCCCTAATGGTCTAAAAGGCGCATGCCTTTTTAAATACCTAGCCGAATGAACTAAGCTATTTCCATCTCTACAAGCTGTACCCGGTGGATAGCTTTGGCCATTTTGTGCAAATCCAAAGTCAAGCAAATCCCACTCTCGTTCTTCGATAGTGTTATACGGCTCACCTGCATCAGCTATATTACGTGAAGATGCAATATATAAATTGTTTACTGCCACATGAGTATTTGTAACTCCCACTACCTTATCGTCAATATTATCAACTGCTAAAAAGCCTAATGTCCCTACGAAGAAATTAAAATTACTGCCATCAAACGACCAATTTGTTGGGAACTCGGATATTTCTTGACCTCCCATTATAGGAGTTAAAAGATTTGGAGTACCTTGCAAACGAGTAATTTCTGAACTACTAGGGTTATAGCAAATAAGAGCATCTATTGTCGGTTTTACTTTGACATCAGTATTATAAGTTTTGCCATCAATTATTACACTATTTGGCACTACTTCATCTTGTGGGATTTCGCTTATCTTCTTTTTTTCGTCTACATAAAAACAAACAGCTACTTCAGATGTTTTCTTTCCATTGGTTTCTTTTTTGCCAATGGAAATACCATTACTTTTAACTTTTTTTTGTAAATTTTCTAATTCATTTAAAACTTTTGTTTTCATATTAAACCCATTTAACAAATAATACTAATTCAGGTATTGGTGTTGACGATGGAGTAGGCGTCGGTGATAATGTCAGTGACGGAGTAGGTGTAAATGTTGGCGTCAGAG